TTGAAGCGGCTGTTGACTACGGCGTGAACCTTTGACCGCTGGTCGTTGTTCATGTCGCTAAAAACGTAATCCGCAACCTCACATGGCAAGTCACGCACAGAGCCGCCAGCATAGATAAAGAATGAGCGCTGGCCCATCCACACTACGCCCTCGTCAATTGACGCAGCTGCGTTGGCTGCAATCAAACCACATGATGTACCTACACGCTCAAAGCCATAAACGAATGGAGGGCCGCTGTATGTGGCTGTGTGGGCGTCTTGGTCAGTCAAGATCAATGACTGCCCGCGCGTGCGCAAACCCTTGAGGATTGTGCCGTTGGTTTGGATTTCAATGTCACCAGCCTCGTTAGTTGCTGCTGGTGTCCAATTGTTGTTATCCTCACGGTCAGACCATGCAATCTTGCGAGGGTTGCCGCCCGCACCAAAAGCGAAAACAAAGCGCTCTTCTGTTACCATCATGCCGGAACAATCTACAGGGGCATTTGACAGAACTGCGGCTGGTGTTCCGCCGTTAAGCTGCCACTCATAAATCTTACCGTCATCAGCTGTCATGCCTAGCAAGTATTCACCCCAGTTCTCCAAGCTCCATGTGGTCGCCGGGAAAATAGTGCCGATGTCTTCTGAGGGCAAGCCGTAAAGGCTATTGCCGTAAACGCCGCCGCCGTAGCTGGTAAAGGATGTGGCATCAACGCGACCAGCGGTGAAGCCTGCTGGCGTAATGTCACTAACAGCGTTACCAGATGTCATGGCGTACAACTTATTGTACGTTCCAAACGCCACGCGTCGGCCACCGCTGTTATCTTCCCACGCAATCATTGTGCGGGCTACGCCATCTAAATCAACACTTCCGCGTTGACGCCAGCCGCCGACTGGGCGCAACGCACCCTCATGCCAACGGATTAAGTTTGCATCGCGCCAACGGCCTTGAGACTGATACTCAGTGCCGTTGCGATACTGTCCTGCTGGGATGTTGAGCGGTATTAACGGCATGACGCTACCTTATGATTTGACTACCATCTTTGTAGCAGAAACGGCGGTCCCCGCCAATACACTTGGATCAGCAGGGGTTTCACCTATCGTGCCATCCGTCTGGACGTAGTATTGCTGACCGGGCGTGAGGCCCGACTGCTCTTTGTTGACTGTGCCAACTATATCTATGGTGGCGTTGCCTGTGTCTGCTACAGCGCCGCCAGACGAGATGCCGATGTAGTTCTCGGAGGTGAGGGTAGAGTACCCCACTTGCAAAACTTTTGAACGACCAGTGCTAGCCCTGTAAGATATTACAACTTTATTATTTGCACTATCGTAAGAAAGGGACGGGTGTTCTGTTGTGGTGGCAGAAAAAACCACAGGAGTTTCTAGGGTAATACTTGTACCGCTAACCTCACCAATAACATACTTTCCATAATCAGAGTCTCCACGATCTCTATATGTAATAACTACTTTTTGAGCCGTTTCGTCATATATTATATGATGCCACTGGGTTGAGTTGGTGGTAATCTGCACCCTTGTCCCGAAGCTGATGCCTGTGCCACTAACTGTACCAACTATTACATAAAAGTCGTTATTTGCGCCACCCTCTTTGTAGGCAACCACAGCTTTATTGTTAGAGCCATCAAACCCAACAGCAATGTTTTCTGTTGAAGCACTTTGAAACACTGCGGGGGTGCCGAAGGATATAGATGTTCCAGACACAGAACCAACTGCAGCCGTTCCATAATTTGAGTTACCTTGGTCTTGCCAACAAGCAACAACTTTTTGTGCATTGCTGTCATATGTTATTGAAACAAAGTCGGAAGCAGCAGCCTTCGCCACCACTTCGCTCCCAAAACTAATGGAGGTTCCGCTTACTGTGCCAATTTTTGCAGTAGGCTTATTACCATTGCTATTATCTGCATAAAAAACTACAACCTTTTGAGAATTTTCATCGTAAGTAGCGTCCACAGTTATTACTGTACCGCTCTTAACGGTTACCTCAGAGCCAAAACTGATCGACGTTCCGCTCACGGTGCCTACTTTGCAGTTTAACGCATTTGATATTTCATAAAAAACAACCACTTTCTGTGCATTCGCATCGTAAGCAATAGCGGTTTCAGTGATGGCACTATTAGCGACAACAACCTCAGAGCCAAAGCTAATAGACGAACCAGATACAGTGCCGACAACGGCTACAATATAGTCTGAATTTGACTCATCACGATATGCGACTACTATTTTTCCAGCATTTGCATCATAAACCGAAGTCGGTACATCTGTACTTCCAGAATTAAAGATTGACTCAGACCCAAGAGATTCAGAAGCGCCACCGATAACACTCACAGTACCATCTGCATTAACTACAACAGGCTGACCGCTCGGCAGCGTACCAGATGCAACGGCCTTGAGCTTACCGCCCTCTTGCTTTGGAATGGTGTCGAGCGCCATGTGTTACCCTTTCACGATCAGTTTGTTTGCAGCCACGGCTGTCCCAGCGAATACGCTTGGGTCTGCTGGCGTGGTGCCGAGTGTTCCGTCTGTCTGGACGTAGTAGCTTTGACCTGCGGTAAGGCCAGATTGGTTCTCGTCCACAGCGCCCTTGAGGTTGATCTTTGCACCAGTGCCGTCAGGTGCGCCTGTGGCGGCTGTGCCGATGTAGGACGAGGCGTTGGTTGAACCAGAGTCAAAGACAACGGCCTTACCATCGAGACTAGAACCATTATAATTTTGGTCAGCTATTATTACTTTATTACTATTGCTGTCATATGCAGAGGAAATCCAAGAAGTAATATTGGTACTATACTGTAACGCTGTTCCAAAAGTTATAGAGGTTCCGCTTACGGTTCCTACTATAGCAAAAGGCATCTGTGATGAAAAATCGTGGTACGCCACAACGACTTTACCTGTACTTACATCAAAAGTTGTTGCTATATAAGCAGCTCTAACACTAAAAGTTACTGTCGTACCAAAGCTGATAGAGTTTCCGCTTACGGTGCCAACAAGACTTTTACCGCTACCTGAACTTCCGTAGTAGGCAATAACTACTTTATTGTTGATACTATCAAACGCTGCCGATGTGTACGCTGCTTCTGCACTATCAAAAGTAACAGGTGTACCAAAACTTATTGAGGTTCCGCTTACAGTTCCTACTACAGCCCGTCCGTTAGTAGAGGAAATATATCTAGCATATGCAATAACAATTTTGTTGTTACTGCTATCAAATACGACAGAATTATAGTTAGACTCTGCTGATTCATATACAGTAGAAGTACCAAAAGAGATAGACGTACCGCTTACCGTCCCTACTATAGCTGTACCATAAGAGGATGTGCCTCTATAGGCTACTACTACTTTGTTATTATTAGTATCAAACGTGCAGGATGTATACGCTGTAGCGGCACTGTTAAAAACGGTAGGGCTTCCAAAAGAGATAGACGTACCATTTACAGTCCCTACTATAGCAGTACCATAACTAGAATTAGTATCGTCCCTATAGGCTACTACCACTTTGTTATTATTAGTATCAAACGTAGCAGAAATAAATTGAGTTTGACCTGTATTAAAAACAACAGGAGTGCCAAACGAAATAGAGCTTCCGCTTACAGTCCCGACAATAGCTGTGCCAGAACTACTGTTACCCATGTCCCTATAAACAACTACAACTTTATTGTTTGAACTATCAAATACAACATCTTTATCTGGAGGGTTGCCGTTAGTAAACGTTGTAGGTGAACCTACACTAGGGTCAGAAAAACCTATTATGCTAACAGTCCCATCGCTATTAACTACAACAGCATCCCCCGTGGACAGCGTACCACTGGCGACAATCTGTGCTTGTCTTGGAGTGCTTGGATCGTTTCCAATGATACGCATATAATTATTCCTCGTCGAGAGTTGGGTCTACCCAGTCAGGGTTCAACGTCCATGTAGTGCCGTCAAAGAAATACTTGTTGCCAGACCAATCCGCAGGGGCGTTGGTCACGTTGTCAGTGACGGTCACTGTGGTGCTGTTCAAGTCACCAATGATGAACTGAGCAGGATCACCCACTGTGATGTTGTCTGCCGTGGCAGTAATAGTCACGTCATCAGCAAGAAGGTACTTGCTCAAGCCGCTGGATGTTTCAACAATGGTCTTCATCAGTTTAACCTTTCACGATGATTTCAGTAGATGAGATGGCAGTGCCAGCCACGACAGACGGATCAGCCGCTGTTGTGCCTAGAGAGCCATCAGTTTGAACATAGTAAGTCTGACCCGCAGTTAAACTACTCTGGTTGCGATCCACGGTGCAGGTAGAGTTGACCAAGGCGCTCTGCGTGTCAGCGTATGTGTGCGCAGCAAAGCCGAGGAAGTTTTCGGATGTGAGGTTGGTGGATGTGCTACTTGGGGTAAACGTAGCCGCCGTTCCATAATTTGAATTCCCCCCGTCTGTGTACGCAACCACAACTTTGCTCGCAGAGCTATCAAAAGTTACAGCCGTCAGTTCTACAGCCGCAGTCTCAAAGACAGAAGGTGACTCAAAAGTAATACTTGTCCCGCTTACCGTGCCAGCAATAGCTGTACCGTAGCTAGAATTTCCATCGTCCCGATAAGCAATCACAACTTTGTTCGTATTACTGTCGAAGGTAGCGGCTTGGTAAAATGTGGTTGCAGCCTCGAAAACTACTGCTGTTCCAAAGCTGATTCCCGTGCCGCTTACGGTTCCGACTATAGCAGTCCCGTAGTTAGAGTTTCCTCCGTCCCGATAAGCAATAACAACCTTGCCCGTACTGCTGTCAAAGGTAGGAGATGTGTAACTCGTAGTGGCAGCTTCAAAAACAGTAGCAGTTCCAAAGCTGATTCCCGTGCCGCTTACTGTTCCGACAATGGCTGTTCCGTAGTACGAGTTCCCCCAGTCTTGGTAGGTAATGACAATTTTGTTGGAAGCACTGTCAAACGTAATCCCGATACTATCGCATCTTGCCGTTTTAAAAACTACGGGACTACCGAAGCTAATGGACGTAGAACTTACTGTTCCGACAATGGCTGTTCCGTAGTTAGAGTTGGCGGCATCATTGTACGCAATGACAACCTTGTTAGAGTTACTGTCGAAGGTAGCTTGAATGAATAGGGACGACGCATTCTCAAACACCGCAGAAGAACCAAAGCTAATACCTGCTCCACTCACAGTTCCGACAATAGCTGTGCCGATGCCCCCCGTCTGAAGTCTATAGGCAATAACCACTTTATTTGAAGCCGTGTCGAATACCGCAGAGTTTAGCGTCACGCCAGAGCTGTTAAAAACTACAGGCGTACCAAAACTGATGTTAGTACCACTAACTGTTCCGACAACGGCAGTGCCGTAGTTGGAGTTGCCTTGATCTGTATAGGTAACAACCACTTTGTTTGTGTTGCTGTCAAATGTAACAGAGTTATTCGTGGAGTTTGCGTTTTCAAACACTGCGGGAGTTCCTGTTCCCTGACTAACATTTGTCTCTTCAACAACACTCACAGTCCCATCGCTGTTAACTACAACAGCATCACCGCTGGGCAAAGCACCAGAAGCCACCGCCCTTACCTGAGCGTCTTTCTCTACATTGCCGATCAAACGCATGGCGGCTCTCCTTACGAGATTTCTTCGTAGCTCACGATGACTTCAAGGTCGTTAGCTGCACTAGCAGTAGCTGTGATCGACTTGTCTTCTTCAAGATACAGAGCCGTGCTTTTATCTAGCGCAATCAATGAAGCGTCAGCAGGAACCGATGCAGTCGCAACCAGCGAGTAAGCTGTGCCACCGCCAGCAGCGGCGCTGTGAACGTCAACCGTAACGTCAGCGGCGTTTGTGCCATCGACGTTTGCGACTTGGATCATGTTGATCTTAAACACCTTGCCGCTCGATGCAGCGTTGCTGACCAGCGTTGTTTGCGAGGTTGAAGACAAAGCCACCAGCGCCGACTTGGCGGTGATTGTGGCGACATTTACTACGTTTGGGGCGGCCATGGTTTTCTCCTATTAACCGAATACAATTGCCATTGCGATGGCTTTACCTGTTGAAGCTGCTGCGTCGGCCTTGTCTTCGACGGTCTTTAATGTCGTGTCAAGGTCGTCCCAGTTGCCGTTTAGATAACCACCCCAAGCGTCTTCGTCGCCGCCTACGGTTGGTTTATTCCAAGAATAATTTGTCGTTGTAGTAGGCATTACGCGGCCCTCTCTAAGTAGTCTGCTTCTGTCCAAGTCGTCGATGGATCAGATGCGTCTGTCCATATGGTTGTCGGGTCAGGTGCGTCTTCCCACTTATACCTTGCATTTACTACAGGCGTAAATGCAATATCATCGGAAACCGCAAAAGTTCTTACCCTGATATAACCTATATCGGAAGAAATTGAAATAGCAGCAGTAGATGAGGCAACTACATCAATTACGCCATTAGATGTAAACGCAAAATCAATCGCAGTTGACGACGAAACATTCCGAGTAACTCCACCCGCAACGCTTGCCGCAAAAGCAATACTAGCAGTTGCGCTGGCATCTTCCGTACTGCGGTTCTCACCGTAAATATACGATCCATAAGTGTTGAGACCGTAACCCGGACGGAAGCCCGGTATAACCTCGTAAGTGATAGCAGATACGTTTGCAATGCCGCCAAGACTTATGCTGGCCGACGCGTCAACAATGCGAACACCAGTTGGCTGTGACGCAACAAACGCAATGGACGCAGACGATGACGCGTCAACAATCGTAACAGCAGACGCAGATGCAGAAACGCCAATAGACGCAGAAACAGCGCCCTGCGTCGTCTCAGGCTCGCCGTATAACCCAGAGTTAAAAACCCCTGAGTTATATGTGGAGCGCAAGGCCATTAGCTTGCCGTAATATCAAGGTCGCCAGTTGGGATGCGGAACACATCGCCATCGTTGATGGCTTTGGCAGTGTCGAGCGCAGAATGAATAATCATGTTGCCGCCAGAAGACGCGTCCATGATTCCGATCCATCCGATTGTACCCCAGTTGCCACCGCTGGCTGCCGGAAACTCAATCGACGCTGTGTTTGACGCCGTGTCGCCAGTGACGCTGAATGTCGCCGCCGTGCGGGCATAGCCAGAGCCAGACACCTCAGTGCCAGCAGTGCCAGTGTCAGTTGGGTCAGATGTAAACAAGCCGACATACCAAGCTGTCGGGCGGGTTACGCTACCAGTTGTCAACAAATACTGAAGTGTACTTGTCTCAAAAGCATTTGTTAAAGACATGGATTTCTCCGTTAGATATATCTGTGGCCGTTATACACCAGTTTCAGTCTAATAGCTAGTCACGCGCATACGGATGCCCGAACCAGCAAATCGAGTGTCATCTGACGCCCTTTGCAGCGATTGCATTGCAGCTGAATAAAGCGCAGCCCAAGTTTCAGCGCGGGCGTCGTCATTCAAGTAAGGCGCAGACTGAATTAACGCGCCATACAAGTAAACGTCAGGCGCATCTCGCAAAAGCCAGTTGTCAGCGTTGCTGTCGCTCAACTCAGGCGTCTTTGCGTAATACTGAAGCTGCATTGTGTACTCGCCATCGGGCGTTGGAAACACCTCAATGGTATCGCCAATGTTTGCGTAAAAACGCGGACGACCCGCAATGTCAGAATTGCGTTCACGATACTCAAGCATGTCATCGCGCGAAATTAACTCAAGGCGATACGTTGTGCCAGATGTAATGCCAAAACGAACAGTCTCAATCCAATCAGCAGGCATCTGCACATAGCGGCTATCAAGCGTAGCATCAACGCGGTTGACCATCTTGTAATGCCGCAAGTCACGATTAATGCCAGCTTCCGCCAAACTAATAAAATCAGGAATAACCGCCGTAAGGTCGTCGCGGTTGAGCCAGTTGGCTATGCTAGACTTTAGCTCTGCGTAAGTTGTGATTGCCATTTACCTGTAATCCTTAATTGGCACGCGACTGCATATACCTGTTAAAAGCCCTTTGCATCCATTCTGGATTTTGAAGCTCTCGTGTAAATCCGCCATCGTCGGAAAGAAATTTTACAAACTCTTGATATTCAGCATTACTTTGGGTTGGCATTTGCATAGACGAAGGAGCCTGCTCCATAGGGCCGTAGCCCGCAGCACCCAAATCTGTTTTTCTATTGTACCTTTCGAAAATATATGGTGAACGGCCATATCCTGTAGATTCCATTTTTAACCTAGGGTCGTATATATTGGACATTGTATTGGAAACGAGGTCAGCCTCAAACCTACGCTTGGCTTCGTCAAGCCTTGCAGATTCCATATTAGATGGCTGACTGCCTAAACCCGGTGTTGTCTGAGACGGCATCTGCATAGACGAAGGTGGCGTGTAATATGACGTGTCTGGCGTATCTTGTATTGCAGGACCAAACCCGCCAAATGGCTCAAGTGGATTTGACCTTTGCCTACGCTCCATGTCAGACAATTGATTATTTGCGAGTAAACCGGGAGACTGCATAGGAGCGCCGCCGGGCGTAACGCCCGCAGCCGCAGACTTGGACTGCGCAGCCTCTTGCTCAGCTTGACCGCCAGCAGCATTTAAGCCACCGCCGTCAAACAAATCAACGTACCAAGGCACATACTCACGCGTCTGCTCATTAAAGTAACCCGGCAAACTATCTTGGTTCGTAATGCCAATCATCTCATCGCCAATTGCGCCAGCCTGCGCTGCACCGCGCGTACCAAGCAAAGACTGCAAGCCGCCAAGGCCAAGCTCTTTGCTGCGCTTTGACGAAATGTCGCCTAAGAAATCAAAAATACCCATAACTTACTTCCCGTATTTTTTAGCAAGGCATTT